ATGGCTGTGTTAAAAGTTGCTGTGGTATTAGCTCCTAGTGCATCTGTTCCTACGGCTGTGTTATAGCCACCAGTTGTAATTGCATCACCAGCACCTTTACCTACTGCAACATTTTCTGTGCCTGTAGTGTTTGCTGAAAGTGCATTGTACCCTACAGCAACATTATCGTCAGCTGTAGTAACACTTCCTAAAGTTGACCTACCAACACCAATATTATTACTTCCTGTTGTTAAACTATTTAAAGAATAACTACCTAAACCTGTATTATATTGACCAGTTGTAATATTTCTTCCAGCTATATAACCAAATAAATTATTTTCTGCACCTGTCATGGCTGCATTTCCACCTGCTCCACTACCTGCTATAGTGCTTTTAGTTGATGTAGTTAATTGAGAACCTGCTTGATATCCTATTGCTGTATTATCATCTCCACTTGTTAAGTCATCAAAAACTTCCCAACCTAAACCTGTATTATTTGAAGCTGTAGATAAAGTACCTGTACCTGCATCATTACTGATAAGAATACTATTAGAAAAGTTTGCAATGTTAGAAGATATACCTACGCCATTAACTGTGCCAGCAGTTAAAGCACCAGATACATCTGCTGCACCATTCATATCAATAGTAGTAGCGTTAATTTCTATTTCAGTATCAGAAACTAAATCTAATACTCCGTCTGCTGATTGATGTATGTAAGTTCCAGAATCACCAAACTGTAATTGTCTGGTGCTGTTTAATAAAATACCTGTATCTGCAACGTGAGTAAGAGTTACATCTTGGTCATCACCTAAATTAATAACTGCTGCATCTGCTAAAAATAAATCGCTAAACTCTAATGAACTTGTACCTAATGCAGCACCATCACTAGCGTCTGGTACAAAAGCTGTAGTTGCAGTAATTGTTGTTGCTTGAAAAGTGCCGTTAGTTGCTAAACCTGTATCAGCTGTATGAGTTAAAGTAATATCTTGGTCATCCCCAAAGTTTATAACAGCTCCATCGGCTAAAAATAAATCAGACCATTCTAAAGAAGCAGAACCTAACGCTGCTCCATCAGAAGCATTAGGAGTTACTGCTCCACTAGATGTTAAACCAGTAACGCTTAAAGTACCTGCTAAATCTAAATCGGTAAAAGCATTAACTACGGCTGCCCCAGAACCTGCTCCGTCTAAATAAACCACAGCTACTTTACCTGTTCCTATAGTTACATTAGCTCCTGAGCCTTGTGAGATAATTATTGATTGAGAACCAGAAGTAGCGTTTTCAATAATTTGCACCCTTTTCATAGTGTTGGGTGCGATAGTAATAGTACAGGTTGAATCAAGTGTACCTGTATATTTAATATACATCGCTCTAGCTGCATCGGAAGCACCGTCTGCTACTGTTGAGGTGTGTGTATCTGCATTAGTTGTTATAGCTTCTGTACCATAACCTAAAGCTTCGCCAATCAACTCTAAATTTGTATTAGTTGTTGTTCCCCAAGTACCACTGGCGTCTCCAGTAGCCATTTCATTTAATCTTAAATTATTAACGTATGTACTTGCCATTTTCGTCTCCTATGTGATTATACCTTATTTTTCATAAAAATTAAGCAACTTCTTTCCAATTTGCTGTTTGTGCGTCATCAATACTACTATAGTTTGCTGTTTGTGTGGTACTAATTGCACTATAATTTGGTGTTTGGTCATCTGCAATAAGTCCCCAAATATTAACTCCTTGTACTTCTCCTGTTCCTACAACTCCTTCTACAGTTACTACGTTAGCAGCTATAATCGTTATAGAACCTAAAGTTATGGTTCCTTCAGCTCCTGTTGCAACAATAACATTATCTGATGTTATTGTTACCGAACCTAGTGAGGATGTTCCTGCATTTCCTGTTACAACTACCGTTGCTCCTGCAGTAACTGATTCGTCTCCCAATGTGCCTGCTGAAGCAGAACCAGAAACCCCAGTTACCGCCGCACCCATAGTAATAGCATTACCTAGTGCGGATGTTCCTGCGTTGCCTGAAGCGGAAATGTTAGCTTCAGCAACGACAGTTTCGCTACCTAACGCAGATGTTCCTGCGTTGCCTGTTGCTGATATATTAGCTTCAGCAATTATAGTTTCACTTCCTAAAGCAGAAGTTCCACTTACTCCCGTAACTGCTATAACGGCTGTGGCTACTACTGTTTCGCTACCTAACGCGGAGGTACCAGAAACACCCGTAACTTCTACAGGTATTGGTTCTCCAAAGGTCAGTTGACCCCAAGTACCTCTACCCCAACCAGTTATATTAGCCATAGGCTATTAAGCTATTCTTATAATAGCGTTTGAAGCATCTGCTGTTGGAAATTGAATAGTGAAATCTCCATTTGTTGAAGTTTTATCTCCACCAAAAGCTAATATAGCAACCGCAGGGTCGCCTGAAGCACTATCGTTAAATATCATTGCTCCATTAGCAGTTATAGTAGCAGAACTAAAAGTTAAATCTGCAAAATCAGTTAATGCAGTTGTGCCTGAAGTAGTTGGCGTAACATTAGTTAACGCACCCCCTTTAGCAGTATAGTTAGTTCCACTCGCTTCGTTACTTGTTGTATATGCAGTTGTACTAGCACCTAATGATGCAGAACTTGTATATAAAGCAAGTCTAAATGTATTACCGCTTGTAGCAGTAAAATTGTGTGTACCTACCATTAATTCTTGTTTAAATGAAGTACACATTGCTTGGGTTATTGCCATTACAGCCTCCTTATAATATCAGCCATATCTTTATGACCTTGTTTATCTAATAAACCTGCTACTGTAGCTCTATCACTCATAATAGCTTGTTTTAAATATAATAAAACGACTTGTGTCATATTATCTTTAAATGCTTGTGCCTGTGCTTTTACCATAGGGTCTGCATTATCGCTAATACTAATAAGTCTCTCCATTATTCTTTCAGTCCAATATTCTGGACTTAAACCTTTATTTTCTGTTGTTTGAACATTAACGTCTCCCATTGTTGTTTTTACATCAACACTAAACACTATCTACTCCTTTGGACATTATTTTTATTTGGTCATTCCTAGCTTCATCTCTTACGTTTTTAAACTCACCTAATAATTTTAGCGTAGCCAATGCTTCTTGAAATTTACTTTCATACAGACCTACAACATCAGGTGTTTGTTTTAAAAAGACAGCACCCTCTACTAAAGAACCATATAACATAGCGTTAGGGGCGTTTTCAGAAAGCCAACTTTGGTTACTATCTCCTACTGTTGTTAATGAAGCAGGTCTATAGTTATAGTGTAATTCTACAGAATAATTACTATCAGGCGTTGGAGCAACTAAAAAACTGTTTTCATCAAACTGTGAATAGTAAAGAGGTTTGCCAGTTGTTGCCGCTGCTGGGGTGTAATCTCTTATAAATGAAACTTGTTTTAATAATAAATAAGAATAATTATTACTTCCGTCTATTACAGCTAAACTATACGGAGATAAAAAATCAGTGGGCATAGATAAATAAGTATTTCCTGATGTAAGATTTCCATTAACGTTTTTACGAAAAACAGGTAATTCAACTGATTTTAATATACGTTCTTCCGTTGTTTGAATAAACGTATCTAATGTACTTGTAAAAGTTGATTCGGTACTATCTAAATAATTTTGTATTGCGGTTTTTAATCCACTGTATGTAAATCCTGCCATTATGCTATACTCACTGTTACGTCGCCTACTGCCCCAGTTATTTCTTGTCCCTCTAGTGTACTACCTATTGGGTCACTTTTAAAAGTCATTCCTGCAGCAGAAGCATTATTTGTTATTACAACACCTAATTGAGATTTAGGTAATTTAACCTCTGGTCTTGGTTTCCAAAGAGCTTCCGCATCAGCTCCTATGTTAGGGGGGTCTAATTGAGGTTGTTTAGGCTCATAACATTCGCCACAAACTTTATTACCCTCCCACGTCATTTTTGCAGTTTTATAAGCAAAAGCCCAACCGCATGTATCACAAACAAACTTAGCGTATTTACCAGAAGCGTAACTCATTATATATACTCATGTTTAGGCACTAACCTTAACGGAGACCTATCCTCATCATATTTAAGAGCGTTTAATAAATCCTGCTCATATTGTTGTTTTATTATAGGCAGTTTTTGTGTATTTTTCTTTAAGCATAAATAATAAGCTAAACCAGAAACTAAACAAGGCATAAACCTACTAGGTATGTCTATATCCTGTGTTGCTGCGTCTGCGTCTTCTATTCTACGCCAAACATAGTAAATGAGTTTATCGGTTGAATTCTCGGGTGTTGGATAAAGATGTATTACGGGTGTTTTTAATCTTTCTAACCAATATTCTGTGGGTCTAGCTTTTGTTGCTTTATTAGGAATACCTACAAACTCATTTCTGTCTATTCGGTCTATTGTATAATCAGTAACAACATCACTAACTGTCGTTTGTATATAAGCGTCTAAAATATCAATATCATATGCATTGATAGTGTATTCACTTGTACCTTCTGTTAATGTAGTGGTTACTTTAGCAATATCCCACATTTGAATACCTCTGTTTGACCAATCGGCAAACATGATATTTAGAGAACGTCTAGCTGTAACAGAATCATAAGACGTACGAGCTTCCAAACCTGCAAGCTCGTACGCTTCTTCGATAGCTGTTGCTACATCTAAACTAAATGTGCGAGTACCTGACGTAGCCATTATTAATAAGTTTTAATAAATTCAGCTACTATTGTGTAATGGTCATGGTTAGTGTGCCCATGAGTCGTTAAATCTAAGTCGCCAGTTATACCACTACCTGCATTATTAGGAATACCGCCCCATTCTCTAAAGTCCATATGACCTGAGACTACACCTGCTGCCGCACTACCTCCTAAAACCGCACATACAACATTAGAAGTCGCGTCCCATTCAAGAGTAACACGTATACCGCCTATGTCATACCATAGTTGCGTTAAAGTTACTCTTGTACAAGTTTCTCCTTCGTTGTTAGTATTTAGTCCTGAAACGTCTATCTTATTAACAGAAGACTCTCCAGTGCCGTCAGAGATATTAGTAAATTTATAAACTAGCTTTCTGTCAGTATCTACAATTTTTTGACTTGTAACTGCATCTGCCATAATTTACTCCTATTAAGCGATTTGTACGTATTCAATAATAAATGTAAAAGAACCTGCAGTTGTTGCATCAACTGTATTAGTAATATTACAGTAAATAGTTCTTTCAGCAGATGTGTATTGAACTGAAGCTGGTGCTGTAGTTGCGTCTTGAGTTTGTAAAACTAAAGAAGTTGTAGTTACGTTACCAACTACCACAGTAGTACCACCGTCAAGAATTTCATCTGTTTGAGCAGCAACAATTTGCGCACCTGAACTTGAAGTACCGACTTCATAACCTATGTCGCCTGTTCCTATAACTGGAGCAGTAGCACAAAAGATTTTAATATCGGTAATAATAGTATTAGCAGGTTGTGTAAACTCACCTATAGCAGGAGAATCCCCCGCTGTAGTGTTAACTGTTACCCCAGTTGCAAAACCTACGTGTTTTACATATTTATCGGTAATAATACCTGTAGACGCAATAGTAGCGACATCAGTTTCTGCACCTGTGCTGCTATTGACCGATATTACTTTAAAACCATTTTCAGACCTGACTGGTCCGTTAAATGTCGAATTTGCCATAATTTCCTCCTACGGAAATAAGTTTTATCATCTCGGCTTGTCTGCTAGGTCAGTTGATAAAACAAGTTAATATACCCTAGTTCCATGATTGTATATTACTTTTAAACAAAAAGAAAGGGGACCGAAGTCCCCTTAATTTTTTCACGAAAGTGAGTTATGCTCCAGGTGAACCGAAGATACCTCTCCAGTCACTCCAACCAAAGCTGTAACGTTCTCTAGCCTTGTATCTAACATTACCAGTTTCGAAGTCGCCTTCCATACTAGTTGATACAGGAGTTCTAACGAAATGTTTAAGTCCGTTAGGAACGTCAGTTTTGATAAACCAAGCGTCAGTATCTGTAAGATAATGATTTACAACATAGCCTTCAGAAATCATTCCCATGTTTCTGATTGCGTTGATGTCATTGTCTGAAGTACCAACTCTTCCAGGAGTTTCCATTAATCTATCAGCCACAAACTGTAAAGCAGGTGGAATGATTAATTTCTTAGCCTGTGCATTAACTTTAAGATTTCTTTCATCTTTGAAATCAGCGATGTCAATCAACGCTTGTTCAAGTGAAGTCTCATTTAAGTCAGCTGCAGTGGTTAACTCGTTTTTCAAGTCTACATTAGCAACAGTTGGATGGTCTGTAGCACAAAGCTCTTTTCCATCTCCACCAACATATGAAGAACTAAACGCATTGTTTAATACGTTAGCTGCTTTCACTTGCTTAGTTTGTTGCATTGACCTAGCTAAAGCTCTTGTGTATCTTGAAGAAAGTGTATCGTAAAGATTATCTTCGATAGCTTCTTCAGTTAACGCAAACGCTAATGCTATAGTTTCGTGTGTGAAACGCGATGTCCAAGATTCTTGAGCTGTATCGTAAACGACTGCTGCTCCTTCTCCCTTAGTCGGTGCTTCACCAAACCCACTTAACATTACTTCTTCCTCGAACGCTCTTTCAGAACTCTCGGTGTCGAAGATGTCTTCGTGTTCGTTGTTGTATCTCTCATACTCTAATCCAAAGAGAGCATGGAGTCCAGGTACTAGTTCTTTGACTAGTTGGGCTCTATTAATTGCCATTATTTATTCTCCTTAGATTATACAGCAAAGGTGTTAGTTGGGAATGTGAATAATCCTCTCGCATAAGCACCTATTGAGTTGCTTGGTTGCGAAGCGAATCCTACACATAACGCTACACCACTTGATGTTGTTGCAGTCACACCCTCTTTTGACCTACCGTTAGTTGTAGAACCAGCAGTAGTGGAGAGAGTGTATTTGTTACCGATGAAGCTTACGGCAGGTGTTCCTGCTGTAAATTGAGCTTCGTATACAATTCCAGGGTCATTGTAAACGAGAGCTTCTGCATCGGCACTTCCTAGTGTCGCAGTGTCAGCAGTCCAAACTTTCGAAAAAGTTGGAGTACCGTCAGTTGCGGTATAGTATACCCCGTAAAACACACCTATAGGAGTGCCTGTCGCCGTGCCTTGAATGACATATCCGCTAGATAAATTAACTACATCACCTGAAAAGATTGATGCGTTAGTTGCACTTGCGATTCTCATTTTAGCAGGACGAATAACACCACCGTACATATGATACGCAGGGGTAAAACCATCGGGTTTATTTGTATTAGCCATGATTGTCTCCTTTGTCTAAATACATTGTTATTATTAAGTTCCTTTATCAGTAGTTTTACTACCGAACGCGACTTTAGAAGTCCTTTGGATATCACTATCTTTAATAGGCATTCTAGCGTCACTTTCTCGCATATAGTTGTGGTCTACTCCGTCCATAGCTGATTTTGCTTGGTCTTGAAAATAAGCTGTACGCTCATCTGCGGTTTCGACTGGTACTTTAGCGAGGATTAAACCTCCAACCCCAATTACTCCTTTATTGCTTCCGTTATCTATAGTAGGAGCTTCAAAATCAGGATAATCTTCTGCTCTCACAGGTTCATATCCTTCTCTAATACGTTTAGACATATTAGATTTATCATCTTGTCCTCTAGTAGCTTCACGAATCCACCTGAATTGATATCCAGGAGGTGCTTCTGGTGCGTCTAACATTGACGGGGGTTTCCAAGGCGTTCTGCGAGTTTGAGAGTCTCGTGTCTCTGCGGACCTAGAGTTTCTGTCCGTTGCGACTTCTGTTGTTTTATTTTCGTCTGTCATTTTATACTCCTTCGATATGCTTAGCATATTCTTCTAGCGGCACGTTTAGTCTTTTAGCTATTGCTACTTGACTAGGTGTCAACTTTATTTTGCGTGATGATTTTTTACCACTAGCACCTCTGCTACTGGCAGCAACCTGTTGCACGGGGGCAGATTGCTCTTCTGAAAACTTGTGTGGAAAATTATCTTGCATTTGTCTGTCAACTTCAGCATAATAATCATCAGAAGAAGGGTCGTAACCACTTTCAACTAATTGTTTATGTATTCCAAATGCTGCAAACGTCATTGCTTGGTCATCTCCAAACCATTTATTTTTCTCAGCCCATTGTTCTGCTTTAGGGTCAGGTCCTTTGGTCTGAGGTTGTAATGTAGGTTGGTAATTATCTACTGGAACTTCTTCAACAGTCCTGTTCTTTTCTTTAACTGCGTGTTGTGCAGATAACCTTCTAAGATTTTCTGCTTCAGCACTAGCTCTAGAAAGTTTTTCTGTTGCTTCAGCTACAGCCTCACCATCTCCTGCATCTTGAGCCTCTTTTAATAAAATTTTGGCTCCTGCTATTTCTGATTGTACCCTATTGTCGTACTCTTTGAAAAGTGAAGAATCAGAATTCTTTAATTTTTCTTTTAATTGAGTATTACTTTGATTAATGCTTTGAGCAAAAGTAACAGCTTCATCTCGCTGTCTTTCTGCTTCTCGCATTTTATAAGTTAGCTTATCAATACGTTTTTGTACTGAATCACTAATTTCATCTAATTCGTCTTTTTGTTCAACGACTTTTTCTTCCACAGGTGCTGTTTCTTCTTTTACAGAATCATCAACATCCGCTTCATGAATATCAACTTCCCCTTCTGGAAGTTCTAATTCTATTTTTTCTGCTTCATTGTTTTGCATAATTTCTCCTGTTAATTATGATATTATTGCTTCTGGGTCATCAATAACAGCAAGTATCTCATCATCATTTAAAAGTCGCATATCGCCACCTTCTATTTGAAAACGAGCACCAGCATATCTGCCAAAGATTACCCAATCACCTTGTTTGCACCAAGCACCTTCTGGAAACTTCATAGTATCTGCATAGGCGTCTGGACCTAAAGCAATTACATGACCTACAACAGTAGACAAACGTTCTTTATCTATAGTTTGTTTTGCTATGTGTATGCCGCCTTTAGTTACGCTTTTTTGTGCAAAAGGTAAAATTAAGATTCGATACCCCGTAGGACGTGGTAACTTATCTGCATGAGATTCGTAGTTTTCTGGTGTAATATCGTTTTCAGATAATTCTTCTTTTAACGCATTACTACCAAAGTTATCTACTCTATTTGGAATAACTTTGTTATTCATTTGCATCCTCCATATTAGAATGTAAAGTTTGAATTTCCTGTTCAGCGAAACTCAAACCTGCTATTTCACCGACTATCCTTTGGTATTGTTCAAAATTCTCAATACTTCCAGAAGCCAATGTTTGCGTGAGAGCTTCTTTTCTCTCACGGAATTTACGAAGCAAATGCTCCGTAGCTAAGATATAGTCCACTTATTTAATTGACCTATACCAAAGAAGTCCTTTAGTCTGTCCATAAGCTGCTTTTACTTTAGCTTTTTCAGGAGTTTCTAAACATTCTCCTGCTTTAACAGACTGAGTTTTTGTACTATCTTCTACACTTGGAAAACTAGGGGCTGCCTTTGTTTTCTTAGGTGAAGGAGAAGGGTACTTATCGTTATCGTAATAATCACGCATTATTTTTCTCCATTTTTATTTCTACTATCCCGAACAGTTTTAACTAATTCAGTAAAGTTCTTATCAGCATCAGCTTTAGACTTTTGCTCTAATTCTTGTAAATCAATAGCGGCTTTAGTGTCTTCTTTTTTAGCGTCTGCCTCTATTTTCTCACGTTTAACTTGTGCATCTAGTTCAGCTTTTGTAAGCTCTACTTCTTTATCACGTACATCTTCTTGTTCTTTTTGCATTAACTGTTCTTTTTCTAATTGTAGTTGTTGCTGGAACATTTCCATTTGTGGGTCTCTTTGTGCCATCGCTTGTGCTTGTGCCATCGCTTGTGCTTGACCTGTAACTTGTTGTGTTGCTTGTGCTGCCATAAGTGCAATTTGATTCATAACTTCTGGTGGCATTTGTCCGTCTTCCATTTCTGGTAAAGGCTGACCCATAACTTGTTCAATTTGTATTCTATACAACATCGCCTGATGTTCTTGTATATTAGCAGTTATAGCTTGCATTACTGGGGGATTTGATTGTACCATAGGGTTTTGTAAAAACGCACTATGACTAGCTATATAAGCTTCATGGTTTTGAAAATCAAAAGCTTTTATAGGATTACCTGTTAATGCTGCTTGTTGTTCGCTAATTGGGTCTCTTGCGGGTACTTCAGCTTCTGGAGGTAATAATGCGTCTATATCTTTAATATTTAAAGCTAAATACATTTTCTTGTAAGATTCTCTTAAATCATGTAATTCTGGTGCTGCTTGTGCCATTTGTAGTTGTGTTTGGGCTAATGTTATTCTTTGCGTCATACTAAAAATATTAGGGTCGCTAACAGGAATAACATCTACAGAATTATCAAAATCTTCTTTAAATACGTTTTCAGAGGCACCTTGTACTTGATATGGGTATTGTGGGGGTAAAAACTCCCCAAATACTCTTTTTAATATTTTAAATTCTGTTTTTTGAGCATAATGCAATCTTTTGTGGATAGCGGACATAATTCTTTGTCCTTTTTCCATTAATGCAACTGTTGTACCTACAGGTGCTTCAGAATTACCGTCTCCTGTTGGGTCTTCTACTGTAGCCGCAAATCTTTTCCCAGATTCAACCAATGCTCCTAATAAAGTAGATAATGTTGCACTTGGCTCTTTATAGGGCAAAGGAAGGAAAGCATCTTGTAATCTACCACCAGGAGCATCGACATCTCGCCATTCTCCAGGCTGTAACGGGTCATCATGACGTTGAATATTCAATCCTCGTGATTTAAACCCTGCTGGAAGGTTAGAAA